TGTGCCCCGGGCTGTGTTCCAAGTTCTTTCAATTTATTCGCTTCTACCAGACCGGCAGCAGCATCTAAAGCTCCTTTACCGTCCGCTAATTTTTTTGTACCGTCATCTTTTGCCATCTCGATTATTTTTAATTAGATTAATTCTAAAATTACCACCCAAAAAGTATAGTGGGAATAATTTACACACGTTTAAGTGACAAATATAGTATTATTTTTATTAACTACAAAAAAATATTTTATTTTGTGGGCGTTTTTTGAGTTGTTTTCATAGCCGAGGTTATTACTTTTGTAGCTCTATCCATACCTTTCTGGTCATCTTCTCGGGCTTCTTGTCTCAATTGTTCGCCGTATACTACTTCGCCCATTTGTTGTTGAGCATTCTCTTGAAGAGCTGTACTTTGCTCTTGTGCAGCGGCTTGCTTACGTTTCATTTCGGCAAGTTTCTTCTGGAAACCTCTCATTTCAACAATAGCTTCTGCATCCGTAGCACGACCTATCAACATACCCGCAGTCTCATGATCTACCAAACCATACTGTAACCATACTAAAGTTCTTTGATCCACGTACATTCTTTCGGTTTTTTGATCTACAGTTCTTACTAATGATACCCGGAAATTTTCAGGTCGCATATCTTTAGACAATTTTAATACCTCTGCAGCCTCTATACCAACAGCATCTACTAACTCCACATCCAAATCTATGTAATAGCGTTTCCCAGAAGTAGCCACACTTTGATAACAGCCATGGTAAATATCAGCAATAGCGCTGTAAAAAGGCTCCTGGAGGATCGAGCCCCGTTGGATCATTAACTGCATAACCCCAACTAATTGATCTGGATTACTAGTCTGCCCCTTCAAGCCCTCATTCACACCGGTAACCGATTCCATACCCAACCGGAAATTTTCAACCAAATCAGCAAATACCTTAGTACTTTCCTTTATACTGGCATCATATTTACCCACAGCATTACTTACGCCCCGGGCTTTACCGTGAACACCAATAGGCTCACCCCGCTTCATTTTAGCTTGAATCTCATCCTCATCCTGATCTCCCAAAAGATCTACATCATAAACAGGACCGCTACCACCAGCATTATTAATTTGATTCTCCATTACAGATAAAAATCTGTTCATCATTCTCTGGGGATTAATAGCCACATCTACCGGAGCCATAACTTGACCATCGATATACACCCACGTACCGCACTTATAAGGCGGAAGCATGTTTGTTGGAATATACAAATCAGGTTCCTGGTAAGGAATAATTCCCCACTCAAATACAATATCTTTAACTCCAGCCCCCAATTTACTAGCAGCAGTAGTTGCTTCATAAGGCATAAACTTACAATATCTCCATAAGTCTACCTGCATATCCCGGGTAGACTTATTATTAAGAACTTTTTTCTGATATCCTGTTAATTGAACCACAGGAATAACATCTTTCCTTGTATACTTAGGCACATCTTGATCAGTAGGTATAAAATTAATCCGCTCAAGAAGCCGTTGTCCATACTCATCTGTAACATAACCAAAAGTATCTACCAAAGTATCTCTCCAAGTACTGGTATAAACCGGCACCCTAAATGCCACATCATAAGGCTGGCCAGTTACCTGCCGACCTCCAATATGAGAGACATAATTCTCAATAGCTTGTTTTTCTGGATAGCTTAAATTCTGATATTGCTCATAAACATTAGTTGCAACAGAAAAATCAAATTCGAAAAAATACTCTGAATCCGATAAATCCTGCTCCTTAGCCCCACGATCCCAGCCAAACTGATCCGGACGTACCCGGCGAAACATCCATTCCCCATTGTAAGGATATGGACACATAATACCAATTCCCGCCAGGGCCACATCCATAGCCAACTGCGATTTATATTTATCCAATCGATTGACACTTGCAACATATCTTAATAACCGGTTCATTGAAATGACAAACTTATCAACATAATGATTTTCAAACCTGGATGTAGTCTCCTCTTCAGTTTTTCCTATCGGATATCCACTTTTTTTCATATACTCTCCAAATTCGGGAACCATAGCAGAAACATTCTGATAAGTAAGCAAGCGCCCTAATTGCTGATCTCTTCGGCTCTTGGCCATAGGAGATAATGCCTGGGCTTTAACCTCAAACGTCATTCTCTCAGCATTTCCACGATATTGCTCAACCATAGGCTGAATATAATTCCGGGTTACTTTAATCCGATTCCGGTCCTGGCCACTCTCATCTTTAAAAAAGGCATCCAAATCCTCCCTAACGATCCATTGTTTGTTCGTATAGAAATTTTTATTTGTTTTGTAAGACTCAATATGCTGCCTATGACCCCGGGTAGCACCCTGGCCAATTACCCACCGAGCATATTTGACATGATAATCCGGACCTTTAGCATTCTCCGGAGTGGAGATCCTATCCGGTTTATTTTGTTGTGTTGATATTAAATAAAGCATGGTTATATATTTTTATTGTTCTTTCGATCTGAAATAATCCCGTACAGGAATATTAATTAAAGCTTCTTCCTCATCATCACTTCTTGTAGATACACCAAATCCTTCCTCCATTTTCAAAACTAACATCGGAAGTTCTTTAGTGATATTAATAGTCATGGTAATGTATTTAGTTTTCTCGGCATCATCATCATCCAGTGTGATAGTACCTAGATTAGTTACAATAGTTTCATAATTTTTAAAAATACTTGCTAACATTATCTTAGCCCGTATCCGAACATCATCCCGCAATCGGGTCATTCGATCAATGGCCATGGCCAGATCATCTGAAAATCTAAGTTGAAGAATATTTTCTCTAAGCGCTTTAGAAGGTCTATACTTTGATTGTTCCAAAGCTAATTTGACACGCTCAAAATCATTGGTAACATGAATAAGGTCGGAAGTGGGATTAGCATACCACCATACAAAAATGAGTGCCGAAACAGATAAAACATCAAACTCTTTAATCCGCTTTAATTCCGGGTACCTTCCTCGATATTCTTCCGGTTTCATTCCTACCGGGTCAAATAATTTACTTTTATCAGCCATTACTTAAATTTTTTATCCTACGCACTTTAACTGGTTGTCTAGATAAATTAAAATTATTATCACGAACAAGTTTGTAACGAACTCTATACCCAGCTGCTTGAGCATCTAGCTTAAGAGTTTTCATATGAGAACAGGAAAGACGACAGATATAAGCATAGGTTAACGCGAATAAAACATCATCAAAATGCATCAACTTATTCTGAGGCCCCCACGATTCTTTACCAGTCGTTGGCTTAATCTCGTATACAAAGGTACTTAATTGATCGAATATAACCGAAATAAAAAAGCGTTTATGATAAGTTCTGATTACTTCCGTCATATATTCAATGATTGCATCGTTCCTTAACCCCTTATTATCAATACCTATATCCCGCGCGCCCCCAGTTACTTTAGGCGGCAATTGAGCATTAAAAATAAGAGAATTCAAAAAACCTTTATTTTCTTTATAATCAATGTAATTAGTTCCATTATTCGCCTCTACCAATTCCTTCACACCAACTTTTTTTCCATGAGAAGTATCATAATATAATCCAAGCAGAAGTGTTTGAAGAAAAGCTTTTTTATGATCATGCTGCTTTCTATAATTAAGAACAGCCGCAACTGTTTTTAATTCGTCATCCCATATTACACTACCCTGTTTTGAATGTCCCGTTTCCGTGGATACGGGGTCTGTCCCCTGCCAATACCGATTAATATACCCATGCTCCGGACGAACAAATATTATCACAGAAGCTTTACTTATGAGATCATCATCGTCCAATGCATAAAATTGCGAACCAATCACCCTAAAGGGAGTATCACTTTCGGGAGGCATAGGATCATCAAAATCATAAATAGGCTCAAAATAGCCGTATACAGGCTGAGCTTTAGCCGACAGGCCCCGGCAACGATCCATACCACCCTCAATTACCTCCCTCGATACCAATGTGTTAGCACTGGTAAGAAACATATCTTTGTAAGTAGTAGGATAATGTTGGTGAAACTGAATCTTAGAGGTTTCTAAATCTATTTCCTTTTCAACAGCCCGGGCACCGTAGTACCACATTTTTTCTTGTTCGTATTCCGCCTTATTTAACCTGGTGTGCCAACTAAAAAATAAAGGTACAAATCCACTTTGATATTGCTTAGCCTCCCATAAACCCAAAATACGGTACCATTCTTTCTCGTAAGCTCCTTTACCTTTTTCCATCTCTCCGCCGGTACCCCACATCCAAACCTGACGTTTCAATTTAAATTCTCCGGTTTCTGGATCATTCCAAAACATTGTAGGACGAGCCTCGTTCAACATAGCTCCGAGAATAGCTATGTTTCCAACCTCATCGATAAGGGCCAGCTGAGGAGAACCACCATTGATCGCTGTCTTTTTCGGCGCAACAACATCTATTCGGCTATTAGGATAACCTTTTTGCCCCTTTGCCGGTTTATCAGACAACCAAAATCTAGTACCACTATCACTTTTAACCGGGGATTGAGCCCAACGGGGAAGAGCCCCGAAAGGGTACTTGATCTTATCATTGAATATCTCCTCAGTGGTATCCTTATCTTCAGCTACAAACTTAATGTAATAGTTATTTTGAACAACCATTTTCTTTAACGCGGCCAGTCCCATGGCAGAAGTAAACCCAATCTGACGACCTTTACCCCCAAGCACATTGTAACCACAGTCAAATAAATAATATATCACAGCATGATGCTCTTTTGCAGTATATTTTACAACGCCGGACTCAACATCCCCCTCCTTCAATTCTCCGTATTTATTAGCAAAATATAATGTGTTTTCCGCTATCCGATCATATTCTCTAAATACATATTCCCTGCGAGCCTCATCAGTACGGTAATCCGTAATATTATCCGTTTCCTGTAACCACCTATAAGCCTGAGCTTTATACCGATCAAATTTACCGTATCTAGCTTTACTCGGGAATGCTCCATATACCATGGAATTAATCCAGTCAACAAAATCTTGTGAATGGTAGAGCACCCCATTATCCGGCATCCAGTGCTCTTTAGTAATGTTATCTCGGAATTGTGTAAAATTTTGAGGATTGGAAAAGGGGTCCAGGTTCCATTTGGCTTTTAACCCGGGAGCCACGAATCTTTCTTGAGGTTTTCTACCAGGAGTACCGTCTTTTATAAAACCCTCCCGGCGTAATAATTCTATCTTACTCCTATCTAATATGCCCTTCTGATGTTGAGCATATAAATATTCTAAGTACTTCTTTTTTGCAATGTCTAGACTTGTACTGGCCATAATGTAAAATTAAAGATCTGACTCACTCCTTATTTTCTAATCCATACTCTTGCTTGTGCTGGAGCATTTCCAGCTGCTCTCTCATAAAAATAAGTTTATCCTCAATAATCTTAACTTTACGTATACCGTGTTTCAGGTATTCTTTATTAGCTTGGTTATACTGTATTAATGAAAGAATCTCTGGAAGCGTGGATAATTCTCCTGCCCCCACACTCTCTGGAGATTCATTTCCGATACAAATATCGGCAATTTCTTCCAAATACGGAAGTAATTCGATATCTAAAAAGGTTTTCATTGTAAACGAGACTTAAATTCATCCGTTAATAAATGAAAGTATTTTTCCTGGTCCTCATCATAAGCACGATTTTTAGCTTTATTTCGAAAAGCTCTCATCACACTTCTAATATCCACTTTCTCAGACGATTCTTTTACACCGGCCATCTCCCCCTGTTCCTGATATCGATTATTACGACTTCGAACATGTGCACCCAAATGAAAAGCCATCTCAGCTGGGATATTAGCCGTAATTTCTCTTTCCAAAGTTTCTTTAAATGCCTCCTGATTACGAGCTACTTCTTCATCTGCTATAGTTTGACTAGCAGGATGAACAATCAACTTCTTATCATTTACAACAGATTGAGCATCATATAACAATTCCAATGCCGCTTCAATTACTGCGGGTTTCTTCAATTTCCTTGTATTCATCAAGGTGTGAAGCCTGTCCATCGACTCTTGTGAAATCCTTACGCCTAACAAAGGTTTTTGCATGTAACAAAAGTAAGCATTTTCAAATTTATATCCAAATATTTTGTTAACAAACTTGTAACCAATTGAGCAGATGCAATATAATTGTTAACAAATCCATATTTAGTTACAAATTGCAACCCCTAGTGTAACATTACTGTTATATAACCAGTCATATTCGCCAAAATTCTAGTATTATATATAGTATTTATAATGTTATAAGGTATAATAAGCACACCCCTTAAGGGGGGTGCGCAATTATTATACCTTTTATACTACATTTGATTAAAATGATACTTATTTAAAAAAAAGCAATTAGATTAAAAAAAAGCACTATCTTTGTCTAAAATCAAAAACATGGCAAAACTAAAACTTGATTGGAAAACTTTTAATAAGTTGTACCAGTTCAATCGGATTGTTAAAGAACAAGGACTTGAGGTTACTGCTCAAGTATTAAGTAAACATTTTGAACTCCCTTCTGCAGTTGGTAAGAACTACAGGTTCTTCATAGAAAATGTTAATCTACTTCTTCCAAACTTCTACAGAGAAGATCTTAATACTGAAAATAGGTTGGTCATACCTGACATCCATACTCCATTTGTTAAAAAAGGATTTTTGGAACATTGTATCAAAACTTACTATCATTATAATTGTAACAGAGTAACCTTCCTGGGAGACATACTAGATAACCACTTTCCATCTAAGTATGCTACAGATCCTGACGGTATGGGTGCTAGAGGAGAAACTGAATTAGCTATTGAAATTCTCCAACCCTGGCATGATGCATTTCCCGATGCGGAGGTTTGTATTGGTAACCATGATGACAGAATTCGTAGACAAGCTTTTGAAGCTGGAATATCCAAACTATGGTTAAAAGATTTCAAAGATGTACTTGAGGTTCCCACATGGAAATTTGAAGAACGATTTGAGCATCATGATGTAATTTACCTTCATGGCCAGGGTGGTGGAGGATTAACTGGAGCCTATACGAAAGTACTTAACTGGCGTAAATCTCTGGCACAGGGACATTGGCATTCTAGCTCTTATACTAAATGGAGTGTTTCAGAGATAGATAGACTATTTGCTATGCAGCTCGGGTGCGGTATTGATTATAAAGCCTATGCTATGGCTTACGCCATGAATATGATCCGAAAACCTATAATAGAATGTGCAGTAATCTTGGATAATGGTCGCATACCAATCCATGTCCCGATGTATCTAGGTGATTATTAATCTGGAACCATTATAAATAAGATTAAGATTTGGCCAAATGAATCCTTTAGTTTAAATTTGTATTCAGTAAAGATATTTAAGTTCTTTGATTTGTTGATATCTCTTTAAAAGTGTGTTTGGACCGGGGTTCGAGTCCCCGCAACTCCACTTTAGAACGATGTGCATATTAAAACTAAACGGGAAGTATGCTGTAAGTTTATCCGTGTTGTTCTATTTTAAAATATGGGGTTGCTTGGTTTTGACAGCATATGAGTAGATTAGAAGGAGAATCAAATACCGCGATAACCGGCAAAGTTATTAAAATGAGACCTAATGCCCAGCTCAAGGTAGCTGCGTAAAAAAGGCACCCGGGATCTTCCGCAAGTCCCCCAGGCGAAAGTCTGGGTCGGGAGATATCCCCGGGTTAGTTTTAAATGGCAAATTAAAACGTGATGATATGATACTTAGATTGGAAACTTTCAAAGCTACAAATGCTGCGTTATATGCTTTTACACAGCGTCTTAATATAAACGTAGATGCAGTCGATTCATACCGAACAGTCGGTGAACAAGGACTGAAAAGGTATAACGAATACAAAAAAATTATTTCTGAAGCTAAAGGAGAAAAAGAGCTAAAAAAATTATCCCCTCCGGAAGTGCAAGTTCTATTTGAGAATTACCGCAACATAAGCGAATTCCTGGAACAACTCAACCAAGAAGTTACTTACCTCGTTAATACCCGGCATCCATTAAACCTGGTCAATGCTACAATACATATGACTACCGCAAATATGATGTTGGATAAATTACTGGAAATACTTGGAATTACCGGTAAAATGGTCTATCCAAAACTTAAACATGTACGGGATAAAAATTGGGATAAAATCAAATACAGGGATCAAGTATTCAATCTTGGAGTTGAATTCGATTTAATGATCCAGGATTTCCAACAATACTTATCTTCTCAGTTCCACGGTCCAACAGAAAAACCACTGATTGATCAAACTTATACATCTTTCATTGAAACTCAAATATGGTTAGATAACGAGTATAACAGAGTTGAGAAAGAAGGGATGCCTAAAGCTAGGGAGGTTAAATTACCCGAGATTATTGAGCCACAATTACCAAAAGAGGGTCAAAAGGATCAGCCAGACGGGTAAACCTCCCGCCCTTTTTAATTTAAATACTTAAGTTATGAAATGGAAAACAGTAACAACGCTCTTTTATGAAAGGATGCAAGCAAATGGTAATATAATTCAAACTACCAAACCTTTAGAAATTATATTTGTCTATACTGATTTTGACGATCTCAGAGACCGAATTGACAAAATAGTTATGGAGTATTATAGCACTTGTGTCACGCATGAATTAAAATCAATTTCTAAATATAAGGGAGATATTTTTTATGGGGGAAAATTATTATGAGTTGGAAAGAAGTTCCGTTTCCAAAGCGTATAAGATCTTTTGTGAAAGATAATTACACCCTAACTACATATGTGGCTTATGCTAATAATAATTTGAATAATATAATGATTGAAAGCCATGACGGAAAGACCCAGGTTATGGTGCAACTTACAAGTGCTGAAGTAAAAGAAAGCTATGGCATCGACATTTAAACACTTTTGTGTTCTTTGTCATACACCAGTTAAGGTTACAATACAATTTTCTCACTGTAAAGGCTACTGGTATCAGACTAATATAAGAATTCCTTATAGATGCGAATGTAATAGCATCAGTTTTATGGAAAAATGTTTAATTTAAAATATGATTATGGAAACAATGAAAATCAAAACAGTCGATGAAGGCATGCAAATGTCGG